ATGGTGCGATTTGACAGAACATCTCTTTCATATTTACTATTGGGAATAAACTGCCTGATACACAGACAGCTTACCCTTCTTTCTCTTTATATTTTCATTCCTACTGTTCTTCGATATGTTCCAGTCCTTGGGCAATCACAGAACGCACATGCTCATCGGCAATCGTATAAAATATAGTTTTTCCTTCACGTCGTTTTTTACCAGTCCATTTATTTTCAATACATGCAGCTGATGAGATACGGCAGAATCTGTAATCTGCATTTTTTCTGCCAGTTCTCCAACACAATTTTCTGATTGGAACAGGCGAAACAGAATTTTTACCCGTGTAGGATCACCTAAAACTTTAAAAAAGTCTGTCAGACGATTCAATTCCGGTTCATCTGGAATATCATAACTACTCATTTTCACTTTCCCATGCAAACACATCCATCTCCCTTGCTAATCATCTGGCTCTTTACAATTACAGTTTCTTTACAAACAATGCCCGAATCGCATTTAATACAGCCAGAAGCATCAAACTAAAAGTTCAAGAGTTGCTGTTGTTTTTAGATATGCTGGATTTAGAAAATACAAAAAGATTGAACCAGTATGTTTCCGGACAGGTGGAAACCATCAAAGAAATTCACAGTCTGATGACATCCGACCTAAAACGCCACTATACTATTGAAGAGTTGTCAAAACAGTACCTGATGAACACCACTACTTTGAAATCCGTTTTCAAAGCAGTCTATGGAATGCCCATCGCTTCTTACATGAAAGAATACCGTATGAAGCTGGCATCAAATATGCTGTTACATGAAGATAAATCTATTTCGGAAATTGCCGCCGCTGTGGGATATAAAAGCCAAAGTAAATTTACATCGGCTTTCCGAGATGTATTTCAGATATTACCTACTGGATATCAGAAACTGTATCGTAATCAGTAATTTTAATGCAAAACTGCACCCACAATATCCCTGAGTGCAGTTTTGTATCAATCAATATTCTAATGTTTCTTAATCAAGTGGAATATCAAGAACAAGTATCCTATACAAATGCACTTTCCTCTTTTGCTTTCAGCAAATCTTTTAACACTGTTCCTATATCTCCCAAAATAGCCATCCCCTTATCTTCAATGAATTCTGGCAAAAACGGATATTCTGAATTTACGGATATATAATATGCATCTTTCAAGCTGTTTGTCAGTTCCCAAAACGGTTCCTGTATAAACATCGGTGTCATGCGCCCTACTCCAAGTTCTATGAAGAGAATTTTTCTATCTTTGTTCTTTTGAATGTATTTTGAAATTTTCTCATATTCTTCTTCGTATTTTTTCCCTTGCAGAAAATTCCCATATCCTCTTACCCACGGAAACATTTCCGCACCACAATGAGGGCAGCGAGGAATCAGTTCATCCGGGGTGTTTTCTATCTTTGTGCACCAACTCTTAAATGGTGCACAAAGTTGGTATATACTCCGGGGTGTTTTTAACCTTTGTTACCCATTGACAGAACCCCAGCAAATATGCGGTCTGCTGGGGTTCTGTTTTCATATGATTGTAACGTATTTTCCGGCTAATGCCCATACTGCTTCATAGTCTGGCTGTTCTTTATATTCTCTGTTCCACTCTTCCGCTTTTTCCTCTTGTCCTGCTCTTCGCAACGCCTTATTCACCCTTGAAACAAGCATAAACACATTGTCGCCGTAGTATTCCGATACTTCGCAAATCGGCTTTTCATTTGTCTGTGCTATTTACTTTTCCTCCAATGCACGGATTTATATTGACCTTGCCATATTTTCTTGTTATTATCTATGCAAACAGTTTGGGGCTTTGGTGGCAAGCCCGCCGCCCCTCTGTTTGTACCCTGTCGGCTATTCTGCCGACTTTTCTTTTTTCTGGTCTTCTGTAAGTTCCTTTACCTTTGCTTTCGCTTCGTCAAGGTCTTTGCAACCGTCCAAAATCATTTCAACCATTTTCAAGATTTTTTCAAACTGTTTATCTGTCATATTGTCTGCCATGTTTTCTCCTTTCTCTTGCCGTATTCGTTAAAGTATTGTTGCTTCTTTAACTATCTTTATTATATACTTACGGAAGTATAAAGTCAATAGTTTTTTCACAGTTTTTCAGAATTATTTTGCGCCGCTCTCATGTAGTCTTCCAGTGTATATTCCCTGCTGCTGATAAAATACCTGCTTGCCCCGTACCCTTGTACTTCTTCCAGCGTCAGCGCTCTTTTTCCTTTATACATAAAGTTGTATATATTAGCAATCCCGTTTTCTGTTTGTCTGCCGTTCATTACTTCAAGCCAGCCGTCTTCCTGCTTTGGTGTGTCGTTCCCAACAATCATGCGCCAGCAATTTTCAATCACCTTGTTTCTGGTTTCCAGATAATTTTCTGCTATCCTCTTCACTGGCTCTATAATCATTCTTTCTGCCACGTCAATTCCTCCCCGGTGTCCCGCTGGTACTTCTCTTTTACCGCTTCCACAACATAGTTGTTTTGTGATGAATAGCCCTGTTCTTTTGCAATCTCTTTTATGCGGGCTTTCATGCCCTTTGGCACCGCAAGTTCCATGCGGTCATAGTTATTGTCACGGTATTTGTTCTTTGCCGCCGTGGCTGCTGGTCCTCTCGGTATGGTCTTCTTTTCTGTTGTATCTGGCATTTTCTGCACCTCCTGTGGTTTTTAATCAGTATATCACACTTTGTTTTCTTACGGAAGTATACATTTTATACAATCTTACGGAAGTATATTTGTGTATTTTGCCGATTGCTTTTATACTTCCGTAAGTATATAATAAAGACAGTTAAGGAAGCAACAACAATATTTCAAATATACGGAGGTACAAACCATGAACGCATTATCAATCAATATTCCAGCAAACTTCATTTTCTCTTGTGAGAACACACTTGCAAGATACGCAGCCACTACCAGTGAGGGTGTAAAGCGTGCCATACTTGACCGCCAGACCTTGCAGGGTATCAAGTGGGCAATCGACTTTTGCAAGTCCCTTGACACTGACTATATGACAGAAGCCCAGCTGTCACACGCAATCCGCTTGACCATGTTTCGTGGTCAGTCTTGCCCGGTCTTCCGTGGCTAATATATCCGGGGCGGCGCTGCTGCCCCACATTATCAAAATTATGGAGGTTATACACTATGAATATTATTAAGGCAGAACAAATCAAAATTGGAACACAGCTTGCAGAAGCAGACGGCTTCTTGTGGGACGTTGTGGAAATCATAAAGGAAACACCAAAGACAATCACCGTTCGTCTTTGCAGTGACTTTTCCAGCTTCCAGCAGCACTGGACCGTCAAGCCAGACGGCACACCGGGCGGCGTCCATAAGACTTTCCGCAAGTCTTCCCGCTTGTATGGTGTGGCTTAATTCCTGCCCCGGCATTTGCTGGGGCTTTTCTTTTATCTTACGGAAGTATACATATTATACAAACTTACGGAAGTATATTTGTTTATTTTGCCCATTGCTTTTATACTTCCGTAAGTATATAATAAAGACAGTTAAAGAAGTACAGAACACGGAGGGCAAAGCAATGACAATTAAACTTCAAGACCAGCTGGACACAATCACTGCAACTGAAAGCGGGATTGAGTACACATACAAAACAATATAACGCCGTATTTGCCCCGTAAACGAAAAAAGACCGCAAGTGGTGTATTTCTCCACTTACGGTCTTTTCTTCTCATTCTGGCTTATTCTGCAAAGCGTTAGCGGCATTATTTAAGGTCTGCCAGCGTGTTTCCCTCTTCGTCAACAATCTTTTTGACTTCTGCCGCCATCTTCTCTGCTTCTTCCTTTGTCACGCTCCCGGTAATGTTCCCGGCTGCGTCGTAAAGGTTCACTGTGCCGTCTGCGTTGGTTTCTGTTGCACCCTCCGGCACATTGTCTGTGGCAATAGCCACTTTCTCTGTTGTTGTCACTGGCGCCGTGGTGTTAATCACTACCGTTGCAGCTGGTGTGGCTGTGAGTGCTTCCAGTGGTTCTGCGGTGTTGCTTTCTTTCTCTCCGGCTTTCATGGCATTGTATGCCGCCTGCGCAATAGCTTTCAGCTGGTCTTCTGTGACATTCAGCCCGGCTTCATCGGCAATCTTCTTCAACTGCTCCACAACTGCTGCCATCTTCTCTTCCCCAGTCTTATCCTTTTTGAACTCTTTTGCCCATTCCACAAACTTTGCTGCCCACTCTGACAATTCGCCCAGCTTGTCTGTTACAGTCTTTGGAATGTTTGGGCAAACGTACTTTCCAATCAAGAACGCCCCCAGTGTTACGGCAAAATATACAGCTGCATAAATTACATTATCCATTGTTTTTTCCTCCTGTTGATTATGCAGGCAGCTTTAATGTCTGCCCGGCGTAAATGGTGTTACTTGTAAGACCGTTCATGGTCTTAATTTCATTGTATCTGGAACCGTCGCCCAGCTGCTTTGCTGCGATTGCCCAAAGGCTGTCACCGCTCTTCACGGTGTATGTACGCACGCCGCTTCCCGGAATTTTGATTTTCTGCCCAACACTAATGACGTTAGGGTTTGCAATTCCGTTGTAGCTTGCTAACTTCTGGTATGTGGTTCCATACTTTGCAGCAATGCCAGAAAGTGTGTCACCTCTCTGCACGGTGTATACCTGTTCCCCGGCTGTTCCCTGTGCAGGCTGCGCAGGTTCCACAGGCTTTGCAGGTTCGCTGCTGGTTGCTTTCTTTGCAAAATCCGGTACGCCATAACCTCTGATATAACACCCGTCGACTTCCATTGTGCGGCGTCCAACCGCATTGGACTTGTTACCCTCAATGACTGTGAAACTGTTACCGTTTACACTTTCGACAATGCCCACATGGTCTGCACTGCCTGTGCAATCACCAACGCCGTTGTCGTCCCAGTCATAATAGATAAAGTCGCCCGGTTCCGGTGTCTTTGCGTCGTTCTCGCACCAGCGCCCCATCTGCTGCCACAACTTAATCTGGCGGTTGCAGCTACATTCTGTAGGGATAATATCTGTGTAGCCTGCTTCAATGGCAATTTCACTGGCAAAGGTTGCGCACCATGCGTCCGTATAGGTCACTTTGTAGCCCTGCGCAAGTGGCTCGTGTTCGTTGTAGCGGTCAATGATTGCTTTATGCGCCGCTGTGCCCTCTCTGGCTCCCATGTGTGCTGCTGCTTTCGCAGCAAAGTTCTTTCTTACTTCTGATACGTTCATATTGCTTGTACCTCCATTCTTTTTATTGCTAACGGCTCCGGCTGCGTACTGGTCATAGTATTTCTGCCCATATCCTGCACGCTTTGTCTTCACCGTGTCGCTCTGGTCTGCCGGGCGCTCAAACTGTGTCAGCACTGCATTTGAAGCAGCAATGACGGTCTGTGCGCTCTTTAATACTGACAGTGTGGCTTTGTAGCCCTCTGTCAATTCTTTCATAAGGAACCCCAGCTGTGTTTCAAGGTCGCCAATAGACTTCCCGGCGGCTTTTGCATATTCCAGCAAAGCGGCTTTTCTGGTGTGGTATGTCCACTGCGCCAGCCCATAGCCTGCGCCGTCCCTTGCAAAGTTTCCATAGCTGCCGTTGTCCACGGCTGCTGTGTAGCTTGCGTCAGTGTGTCCCAGCTTCTTTTCATGGCTGTTCTGCAAGTTCTGCGGGTTCAGCCCGCTTTCTGCATACAAGTTCCCCATCAATCCGGCTGCTCCGCAACTGGACAGCCCTTTTGATTTCAGAAAATTCCAAATCTTTTCTTGTGTTGTTTTTCCTATTAGTCCCATGTCTTATACCTCCCCGGCGCTACTGCGTCATACTTGAAAAGTCAGACAGCGTGCCGGACAACTCCGGGTATGCAGCTTTGATTTTCAGCAGGTTTTCTGCCTTTGCTTTCCAGCAATAGAACGCTACTGCGGCAGCAGTTACCCCGCCAACGAACGTCAAAAGGACTGATAACTGGTAAAAATCCTTTGTGACTACCACCCACACGCCCACGGCAAATGCTATGTAGTAAGTCGCCAAAATTGAAAAGATAATGATTTTTGTTGCGCTGGTCTTTCTTTCCGGGTGTTCCTGCAACTCTTCTTTTCTCTTCTTCCTGCGCTGTCTGAAATACTGTAAATTCCATAAAAAAAGCACTGCTAATGCCAGTGCAAATCCAATGATAAAAAATATTAAACTTTTCATGTTGCTGTTTTGTACCTCCTATGGTTTTTCTTCCGGCTTTGTCAAAGCAAAGTCGTTTGTGCGCATACATTCTTTGTAAATATCCACTATGTACTCATGCGCAACGTCAACTTGTCCGTTTGTCAACTTGTGGTCCTTAATATACTTGTCATACTTCGCCAATGTATCAATAACATGGTCAAACTCTTCTTTTGTATGGCGTTCATGGTTTATGCAACTGCTCTGGAATGATAGTATCTCCGTGCGCCAGCTATCAACCTTGTGTTCTATAAAGTCATTTTCAAGCTGGTTCAGCTGCTCTTTCAAGTCGTGGTTCATAAGATTTCCCAGCTGTTTAATCAACCAGCGAACGGGCTGTATTTTAATTCCCGGCGTTAAGTCAATAACAATCCCAATCCCCGCAAGCCATACAATAGCTTTTTGCACCATGTCCCAGACGTCCGCTGGGTTAAGCGTCTGCATTGCTTCCACTGTCCGTCACCTCCTTTTCTTCTGGCTGCTACCCTATTTCATTTATCTTTCTTGACAATATTTCATATTTGCGTATTGGCAAGCATGGTTTCTTGTCTGGGTGCAACTGCTGGTCTGCTGCAAGCCTTACAAGGTGCCGCAGGACGTCCAACTGGTCGTCAAGTTCTCCCAGCGTCGTTTTCTTGTAGTGTTTGTTTTCAAGGTGTATCACTAATTCAAACACTTGCAGTATTGCTTCCCGTATATGGTCCGCAAGTTTTCTGTCGCTCTTTGGAAATTGTTCTAATGCTGGGTACGCATATAAAAGCATTTCATATACTTTATTTTTCAT